AGTCGGGACCCACGCAAGGGGCCGCCGCCCCGCAAGGAAAGCAGCCCGCCCCCTTTCCTCGCACGCATGGAGCGGACGAAGAACCTGACCGCCTCCCACCGCCGCGCCCCCAAGCAGGAACGGGAACTGGCGAAGCGGGTAGGCGGCAAGCTCACCCCGGCCAGCGGAGCCCGGGACGTGAAGGGGGACGTGCGGGTCAAGGGCGTCCTGCGCATCGAGGCCAAGACCACGAAGAATGCTTCCTTCAGCGTGTCGCTCGACATGATCCGGAAGATCGAGGAAGCTGCGGCTTTATCGGCTGAGCTACCTGTCATAATCGTGGAGTTCAATGACGGCAATGGCAACAAGCTCAAGGAGATTGCCATCTGCCCGACCTACGTTATCGACCAGCTCGCGGGGGAGTGAATGAGAGTTACGCGCACACGTTCCCCCGAGGCGGAGAACACAAGCCTCGTGGGTAGGCTTTTTCGCAATCGATTGCAAAATCGCCGGGCACCTGTAGCCGAGGCCCCGCCCCCTCCGCCGCCGCCCGAGGCGTGGACGGCACGCGAAACCCCCGAGTACGAGGATGGCCCGTTCTCCGACCTGATGCGGGCGAACCGCACGGTCATGCGCCGTCCCCGGGGCGATGACTTCCTGCACGTCTCCGACCTCCTCTACAAATGCCTCCGTAGGCAGGCCATCGTCCACGTCCACCGCATGCCGGTTCGTGGGACGAGCATGCAGCTCACCGAGGAGCTGACCTACGCGCAGGGCGATGCGATCCATGACGTACTCAAGGTCCGCGCCACGCTCGCCGCGCCGGACTCCATGTGGGGTTGCTGGCGTTGCTCGTGCAAAGCCCTCCGCATTGACGAACCCTGCCTCCGCTCCCAAGTCCCGGAGGAGGCATGCCAGAACTGCGGGGAGGTTCCGGGCATCTATGTCGAAGTGCCGATGTTCAACGAGGAACTCCATCTCGTGGGAACGCCGGACGTACTCCTCTGGAAACAGGCCGTACAGGCATTCCAGATCACGGAGCTGAAGTCCATGGCCCACGACAGGTGGAAAGACCTCGTACGGGCGGAACCGGACCATGTGCTACAGGCCCTGTTCTATTGGTACCTCATGCGCGAGCTTGGCTACCAGCTCACCGATACCGTGTCCATCTTCTACGCAACGAAGAGCATGGTCTTTCGCGGGGCCTGCTATAAGGAGTTCGTCATCCGGCCGGACACCATGCTCCAACGGCTGGACCCGTACATCGAAGAGGCGCGTGCCTTGAAAGAGGCGCTGGCGGGCGGTGCAGTTCCGGCTAGAATCCGCTGCGCTTCGCCTGAGGCAACGGATGCCAAGGCTTGCGATGTGTGCCAGATTTGCTTTGCGATGCCCTGATGCCAACCAAACAAGTACCCCGCCTGTTCCGTACCCGCGCCGACGCTGCTGGTACCAACATCCTCGGCATCGACGCCTCCCTGTCCAGTACCGGCTTCGCCTACCGCAAGGCTGGGACGCTGGTAACGGGCCATGTGGAGACCGACGACCTACAGGGTCCATGGAGGTTGTCCTACATCCGCCGCAAGATCGAAGGGGTACTACTGGAATGCGGAAAGCCCGACCTCGTGGTTTATGAGGACTACGCGATGGCTGGGAAGGGGCGGGTCCACCACATCGGTGAACTCGGAGGAGTCCTCAAGACGCTGCTCTGGGAGCAAGGTATCGACGTGTTGCTCGTCGGCCCCAGTGTCCTCAAGAAAATCATCATAGGGAAAGGGAAGGTTGCCAAGGGTCCGGCTGGGAAACGGGAAATGGTCGAGGCGATAAAACGTCTGGGCTACCGGGTCCCGCAGTTCGATGAGGCAGACGCATGCGCCCTCATGCTTGTGGGAGAAATCAAAACTGGCGCTCCCACAATTGCCGCAGATGTAAGACAATCGCTACGGCTTGACTCGCTACGCGATTGCGAGCTGGTCAAAGGGAAGTTGCAATCGATTGCAAAGTAGCACGCCGAAAAGGGTTTCTCAAAAAAGTCCACACAAGCAAGCGAAAAGCGGTTAGTATTCAGTTTCCGGTTTCCGGTTCAATTTCATTCACCACCTGAGAGGTATACACCATGGCAACCGCCAAGAAGACCGCAGCGAAGCCCGCTGCCCCCGCCGTCGCCGCCAAGCCCGCCGCCGCTCCGGCCGCCGCCAAGCGCCCCGCTGCCAAGGCAGCTCCCGCCCCCGCTCCCGAGCCCGTGGTCGAAGCCGCTGGCGAAGCCCTCCCGGTCGAGAAGGGCGGTTCCCTGAAGTTCCTCGGCTACGCGGCCGACGTTCCGGAAGCGGAACAGGTGCTCGTCGCGGAGCAGGAGTACGAAATCGTTGACGTGACCGAGACGGGCAACCCCGTGGTCCGCTTCGAGAACCCGGACTTCGACGCGAAGAAGAAGGAAACCCCGGACAAGAACCCGAAGTTCCTCGAAGTGGACTGCTTCGAGGGCGAATTCGAGGTGACCGCCGCCGCGCCGGAAGCCGCCCCCGAAGTCGCCGCTCCGGCCGTCGCCGCTGCGGGCAAGAAGGCTCCTGCCAAGGCCGCCGCCAAGGCCCCGGCCGCCGCCGCTCCGGCCGCCGAGGAAGAAGTCGTGGACCCGGACGACATGCCCGACCTCGACAACGAAGACGCCAACGTCCTCGAACTGGTCTCCGGCTCCAACGACCTGATCGCCACGGCGCAGGAACTGGAGTCGCAGGTCAGCTCCACCGAGTACCAGCTCGGCGGCGTCCTGTTCCACATCCGCAAGGACAAGCTGCACCGCAACCTCGCCGACGAGAACGGCAAGGTCATCGAGGTGTACAGCGAGAAGGGTGGCTTCGAGAAGTTCCTCGATGACTACTTCCAGCTCGGCTACCGCAAGGCGATGAACCTGATCGAAATCTACGTCAACTTCACGCTGGCCGGTATCGAGGACCCCGCGTCCAAGGTCGCCTCCATCGGCTGGACGAAGGCGTCGAAGATCGCCAAGCATCTCGTGCAGGAAGGCGCGAACCCGGAAGAGCTGGTCCAGCTCGCGGAAGAGAACACGGTCACCGACCTCGTGACGACCCTCAAGGAACAGGTCACGGTCGGCGGCACGGCGGGCGAAGGCGGCCAGAAGGTGAAGCGCATCACGTTCCGCTTCCGCTACGTGGAAGAAGAAGGCAACGCCATCGTCACGACGCTGGAGAAGGCCAAGGAACAGCTCGGCCTCAAGAGCACGGAAGAAGCGCTGGCCCACATCGTCACCGAATGGGCGACCGCGAACGGCGGCGAGCAGGCCACCGGCAAGGCCGCGCCGCGCCAGACCGCCGCAGCCGGTGCCAAGCCCGCCGCGAAGACCGCCGCCGCCGCTCCGGCAGCGGCTCCCGCAGCGGCCAAGCCCGCTGTCCGTCGCGCCCCGGCCGCAGCCGCCGCCGCGTAAGCAGTCAGCCAGCTCAACTGGCATAATCAGGGGAGGGGCTCAGGCCCTTCCCCTTTTTTTGTTTGGAGAAACGTGTTATGGCAACAGCTCGCCGCAGTCGCACCGCACCCGTCGCAGTAGCACCCCGCCCGGCATCTCCGCCGCAGGCCCGGGCTCTGGCCCGCCGCCCCGCCGCTACCACCGCACCGGGAGAGCACCAGCTAGGCCGTCACCGGCTCGTGCTGGAGTACATGGATATCAACGATATCGTCCCGTACGAGTGGAACCCCCGGCAGAACGCCGAGGCCGTCGCCGCCGTCGCCGCCTCCATGCGGCTCACGGGCGGTTTCGCCATGCCTGTCATCATCGACGCTAACAACGTGCTGATCGCGGGCCACACCCGGATCGAAGCGGGCAAGTCGCTCGGCCTGTCCGAAGCGCCGTACATCCGGTTGGAGCACCTCACGCCGGAACAGGTCAACGCCTTCCGCGTCATCGACAACAAGGTGGCGGAACAGGCGAAGTGGGACTTCGACTTGTTGGCTGGTGAAATCTCCAAGCTCGGGGACATGGGCCTCGACTGGACGCAATTCGGCTGGTCGCAGGGCGAAATCGATTGCCTCTCGGACATGGTTGCCGGGGACTGCCTCGAAACCGCCGCCCTCAATGAAGGGGCCGAGACCGCTACCGCAGGCCACCAGCAGCGCCGCGCCCCCACGCAGGTTCGTTTCGTGCTCGGGGAAATCTCGTTCTTCGTGGAAGCCGTCCACTACCGGGCATGGGCCGATGGCGTCCGCTCCCTGCACAACTTCGGGGAGCAGGAAATCGTGGCCGACCTCAAGAACCGCCTCGGCATTCTGGAGTAATCATGGCAACGGCCCGAATCCAGCGCCAGCAGGCGCAGACCTCGGCCGCCGTCATGGCGGCTCCTCTGTCCGGGCTCGTCCCGGATACCACGAACCCCCGCAAGGCGGACCCGGCGCGTACGGGACTTCTCCGCCTGTCCCTTGCGAAGCTCGGCTACATCATGCCGCTCTTCGTGGACAGCAACTCGGGGTTGCTCCTCTCCGGCCACCAGCGCCTAAGCGCAGGGAAGGACATTGGCAAGCGCACTGCCCCGGTCATCCGGGTACCGCTCAAGCCCGACGATATCAAGGGCGTCAACATCCTGTTCAACCGTTGCACGAATGACTTCACGGCATTCGACACGGGCGGTAAGGCAGCGGGCAAGCTGGACCTCGATACGGTCATCGCAGCGGCCGAAGCGCTCCCGGACTTCACGGGCCGGGATTTTGCACTTGATTGCAAAACGGAAGCCATCGCACCTCTGATCGCGGGGGAGGCGGATCGCTACGACAAGAAAGCTGCCACCATCGCCCAGAGCTTGCAACGGCTCGGCGTCAAGATTCCCATCGTGGCGAGCGACTCCGGCAAGATCGTCAACGGCATCCACCGGGCCTTCGCCGCGTTGGAGACGGGGGAGACCCAGTGGCCCGTCATCCGCATCCCGGACGAGATGGCCGAGGTAGCCCTGAACTTCCTCAACTACCTGTCCATGGACTTCCATGTGGACGACGACTTCAAGCGGAAGATTCGTTACTCCGCCTACCGCCGCCCGCAGAACAATCGAGGTCAAGTGCCGAAAAGCTATCGCTTCTGGGCCAACGGCCATCGGACTTTGCAGGACAAGGACAGCTACAGCCCCGAGTACTGGGTGAAGTTCCAAGCCATCCACGGAGCAACGCTCCTCGACTTCGGCGCTGGCCTCGGCCTCGTCGCGCCGTTCCTGAGCAGCCGAGGGTTCAAGGCGTATGACTTCGAGCCGTACCGGATCGACCCGGCTACCGACAGCGGCAAGCCCAGCCCCGAATACAGCAAGGCCCGTGCCCGAGAATTCCTGAAGCAGATCGAGAGCCCGGCCCTGAAGTTCGACAGCATTTTCATGTCGTCGGT